GCCGATGCGTATTTATGCCGGCGTCCAAGAGCAGCCGCTCCTAAAAATGCCATTCTCTAATTTATATATTGGTTTTTTTCAACTGAAGCACTATTAGTACATCGGTTGTAGAAATATGTTTTTTGTATACAGTTTTTTTGTTACCGCAACCAAACGCTGTGCCATATTTGTACGCATACAAATATGACCCCGAGCGTTTAGTTGGAGTACGCGAGACCGCCCATACCAGACATAATGCGGAGCACGTTGTAGTTGACGGCGTAGATGCGGACCTGCGCCGTGTTGAACGTGTTGACCGTGTTGTTGGTGAGCGTGAGCAGCAGGGTCGCGTTATCAATACGCGAGAAGTTGCAGCTGCCGGACGGCTGGTGCTCCTCCGGCTTGAGGGCGAACGAGTACACGTTGATGCCCACGGCGGGGATGTTCGTGTGGTGCTGGTAAGGCTGCACCAAGTTGAAGTAGCGTCCCTCGCGCTCCGAGAAACGGTCGTGTCCGTTGAGCTGGACCTTCGCCGTGACGACAGGGTTGTAGCCCGCCATGCCCTCCACGCGGGTGACGGAGTAGCCCGACTCCAGCACGGACCGATCCCACCAGTCGGAGTAGTTGAACGGCTGCTGACCCTTCCAGGGGTTGACGACCGTCGGGTCGCACGAGACGAACGAGTCGCGCTGGACAACCCACACCAGCTCCTTCGTGGGGTGGTTGAAGTTCATCTTGATCTTGTTGGACGACGACGTGACCGACTCGCCACCCGTGAACTGCAGCTGCTCAATCAGGTACTCGTGCGAGACCTGGGCGAAGCGGCGGCGCTCATCCGTGTCGAGGTAGATGTAGTCAACGTACAGCGACGCCGACACCAGGCCAGCCGCCGCAACGCGCTGCTGGATGGGGTAAGACGTGTTCTGGACCGACACGCCACCGACCGTGGACGTGGCGTAGTCCCACTCGAGCACGTTGAGGGGGTTGAACTCGAGCCAGATCTTGACCTCGTGGTACTGGAGAGCAATGAGCGGCAGCGCCAGACCAGGGTTGCGGTTGAACCAGAACTGGAAGGGGATGTACAGCGTGTACTCCGGCGCGCAGTTGCGCACCTCCTGCGAGGCGTGGGGCTCGCCCGTGCCGCACGCGTTGTCGCAGCCCTCGCCGCCCTGGACGAGCAGGTTCGTCAGCGTCGGCACGTTGCCCACCATCTCGGCGTAGCCCGCCTGGAGACCCGGCTGCTGCGTCAGCTCGTTCCAGATCTGGAGCCAGTCGCCGTAGTGCTTGTCAATCTGCTGACCGCCGATCTCGACGTAGACGTTGTTGATCAGGTTGTGACCGATCCAGTTGAGCCAGCGGAACTGCGCACCCGAGCCGTCCGACGCCTGGAGCGTGACCTGGGGGAGCGTGCACTGGAGGTAGACGCGGTGGATTAGATCGCCGTTGCGGCTGATCGTGCACTGCACCTTCTTGCCGAAGTTCGCCGAGCCGTTGAACGTCTGCTCAATGGACTCCATGGCGAAGTTCGTGTGGCGGCGGTAGACCACCTTGAAGAAGGTAATCTGCGGGTTGCCCGTTAGGTAGATATCCTGGGCGCCGTAGGCGACAAGCTGCATTAGACCACCGGATCCCATAGTTGTTTATACCTGAGCCCGAGAAAATAATTTTGGGCTCCGGGAGGTTTTTTGCCAAGAATCTTACCCGCGCGGGTCCTACGGTCTAAACATTCATATTTACTTTTCTTAGTATAAGTGGTACCATGTCCCAACCCTTATCGTTAGATAACCTATTGAAGCCAATGGGTGAACACGAGCCCGCGGCGGCCCGAATACCTAAGACACTAGAACCCGCGAAGACATTGGAATCTTTTCACACACAACAAATTCATAAAATTCGCGAGGAGAAGAATAATCTTCCGAAACTGCGTTCAGAACTTGCGGTAAAGAAGGAAAAACTTGCCGCCGTTGAACGCCAATTTATGGAGCCAAGTGCGTTAACCAACGCAAACGACGTATTGGTCCTGGCTTCCAGACAAAAGTTAGAAGAAGAAGTTACGGCTTTGGAAAAAGCGATTCAAAAACTGGAAGACGGTACCGCCGAAGCCGATTACTTTTTACGCGTCGGCGATATTCTCTTTTCCTACAGCGACGCCCAAGAACGAATTGCCGGCGGCGAAAAGCCCGTGGAGGCGGCGGCAAAAGGAAAAATGCCCGCCAATAGTGTTTATTCGTATTTTACCGCCGACGTTGACGATAAGTCAACAAAGACAAACGATTTAATCCCTGAAGTGCGGAAAGCGTCCGCCATTACGAACACAATTGGATTTAAGCGTGATAAGGCTCTGGAGTCGTATTTGACCGCACTTAATCCTACCGCTATCCAACACGAAAATAGCATTGCTTCGTCTATTACGGAGAACTTTGGAAATTGTGCTATTTGTGAATCTGAAATGTTATTTAATGAGACCTTTTTGGACTGCCCTCAGTGCGGATACCGTGACTATGTCCTGGTTGATTCCGAGAAGCCATCCTACAAAGACCCGCCGCGCGAAATGTCGTACTACGCCTATAAGAAAATTAATCACTTGAACGAATGGCTGGCGCAATTCCAAGCAAAAGAAACTACTGAAATATCGCCTGCCATTCTGGATCAAATTCGCCAAGAGCTCCGCAAGGAACGTATTACCGACATGAGTAAACTCAAACCGTCCAAATTGAAGGATGTAATTAAAAAGCTAAAGTTAAATCGTTGCTACGACCACGTAGCACATATTCTTAATCGGCTCAACGGTATTTCGGCACCCGTTTTGTCGCGTGAAGTGGAGGAAAAACTTCGGTATATGTTTAAGGAAATCCAATTTAGTTTCGTGAAACATTGCCCTAAGAAGCGCTCCAACTTCTTATCGTACTCCTTTGTACTTTATAAGTTCTGCGAACTTTTGGAGTTGGATGATTATTTACCGTGTTTTCCGCTGCTCAAAAGCCGTGAGAAACTTTATATGCAAGATAAGATTTGGCAGAAAATTTGTGAAGATATGGGCTGGGAATTTATTAGAACTGTGTAAGAATATTTTTATATAGTTTATTAAATTCGTAGTTATAAATTGTTAAATACACTTCATGAAATCGCTCAGGGTACTTTTTCGCCTCTGCTATTGCAACGGCGTGTGCCTTTCTACTTGCTTCGCTACATACAGGTATTAAAATACTAATATCTGTATGTGTTTGTTGTTTTTTAACGTCCATTAGCGGATCCCTAGAGATTCGTAATAACTTTTCTCGTCTATTTTAACGTGCTGGGGCTGGGGCTGGGGCTGTTTTGGAGGCTCCGTTAAGAACATATTGCTGACGCCGCTTATCGGCAGAATAGCACCGTAACCGAGCGTATCAATAATATACGAAAAGAGCGGTTTATTTTCGTGGTTGGACTCAAAAATAATCGTAGGATGATTATTTTGTTTGATAGTCTGGGTGGCACCTTTGAGCACATTTAACTCATTATCCTCTACGTCCATCTTGATAAACGTAATATTTCGGAAATTATACGAATCCAGCGTATGTACTTCTACCTGCTCTTGGGCAAGAATTGGATCGGCGAACGATTGTAGTGACGACCCACCTCCGTCGTTACTACGAATATTCAACGTCATTGTGCCCACCTGGTCTTTTGCACCTAACGCTACATTATGTGCCGTTACGTTTTTTGCGTTGGATAAGGCAATTGATCCGCATAGTGCGTAAAAGGTCATTTTCTGCGGCTCAAAACTATGAACCTTGGCTGCGTGACCTGCTAGTGCAATAGAATAGGTTCCCGTATGTGCCCCAATATCTAGAATCGTCCCATGTTTACAAAACTGCTTACACCATTGAATAAGACCCTTTTCAAAGAGCCCGTGCTGAAGATAGTACGGTAGATTATTTGCAGGAAGAATATACGACGCCTTGGAATTTAGAAATACAAGTTGATTATTTTCATCCCTTGCCACATCGTCGGCTGAATGTTTCGTAAGAATAAAATATGTCGTGGACATTCTCTATGTGTAGGTCTAAATCTTACTCTAAATAGAGACCTATCCCGAATGCCCGTCTATGTCGGATTTGATATGGGTATCCGCAATCTGGCATACTGCGTCATTGAACACGGTATTTCTGGGGAATGGACCATTGCCGCCTGGGATAATGTAGATTTGCTTGAGGGCGGCGAAACCGCTCAGACTGCCAAATCATGTGCTGGTTGCGGCGGTGGTGCAAAGTGGATTTGTGTAGGGGACGGGACGAAATGGTGTAAAGCGTGTGCTAGCGGCGTTCGTGTCAAGAAATCTGCTACGTCAAAGCCATCACTACCCTGCCTGCCTTGCGATATGGGGGCGAAAGAACTCAAGGCACTCGCTACAGGTCGCGGGGTGGATGCCAAGAAGATGAAGAAACCCGACCTAGTCGCATGGGCACAAAAGATGTACCTAGTCCCCTGGAAAGCGGTAAAGACGATGTCGGTCGGTTTGGATAAGATTCGTAAAGCCATGGATACCTGGTTAACATCTGTACTTTCATCAATGGCACGGGCTGAATTGATTCGGCTGGAAAATCAGCCGGCGATGAAAAATCCTACTATGAAATCGGTACAGATTATGTTGTATACGCTTCTAGCACATCG